ATCCAACTAGCTATATCAGCGACCTTATTACCTATCCCACCTCCAACTTCTTTAACTGTTTCCCAAGCACCTTTACCAACTTCTTTAACTGTTTCCCAAGCACCTTTACCAGTATCTTTTAATGAATTATACCAACTACTTACTTTATTAGATATAGAAGTACCTATATCACTAAAAAAATTTCCAATTTTAGATCCTATATTTTTTATTCCTTTCCATACTTTCTTACCTAAACTTTTAAAAAACCCACCTATATTTTTTAATGTTCCTTTTAATCCATGTTTTGACAAATATTGAAATAATTTAACTATTCCATAAATTGCTAAAGCAAGTAGAGTTAAAGGAAATAGAGCTAATGCAAGTATAGCAACTACTATTTTCATACCAGTGCTTAATTTTTTAAATTTTTCCCAAAGATTTTCAAAAAATTTAGCTATTTTATCTCTAAAAACCCATAATAAAACTAATGCTGCAATTATAGCTATTGCAATAGCTACAATAGGGTTAGCAATTAAAAACATTACTATTGCTTTAATAGCAGTAAATAACATTGGGAAAACTTTAGTAACTAAAAAATTACCTACAGTATAGATACCTTTAAATACAGTATAGATACCTTTAAATACAGAAAATAATCCTTTTAAGAAAGGCATTAATTTTACTATCAACCCTATAAACAAAAATACACCTAATAATATAGGAAATATTTTAGGTAATACATCATGAAAAAACCAGTATAATGGGCCACCTTTACCAAAAGCCTTACCAATCATTTTAAATATCCACCCAAGTATAGGAAAATCTTTTCCTAGACCTTTTCCTAATTTTTTAAATATTTGTGCTAATGCAGGGAATAAATGTTCTACTATATTTCTAATAATACCTGGTAATACTTTTGTTACTATATTAATCATCGTTCTAATTAATCCAGGTAACATTCTAGCTACTACTCTAAATACTTGTAGTGCTAAATTAATTATTATATTAAGTATAGATTGCAGCATTTTTCCTTTAGGATCTATAATAGCCATAAGTAAAAGAAAAGCTAATATTTTAAAAAATGAATTTCCTGCTAGTTTAACTAGTTCTTTACCTATATTAAAAATTCCCAAAAGAACTTTACCAAAGAAATTACCTTTTATAATATGCTTATCATACATCTGATATAATTTTAATTTAAAATTTAATTGACGTTTTTCAAAAGCAGATAAATTAGGATCTTGAACTAACACATTTAATTTTTGAATCTGTTGGGCTACTTCTAATTGTTTTTTAGCTAAATCTGTGGCTTGTTTTTGACGCTTAGTCATTAAAGAATAATATTCATCTGTCGAACTTAATTTTTCAGCTATTTTTTTTAACCCATTAGATAAAGCTTTATCATCTTTATTCTCTTTAGGAATAAAAGGCATTGCTACCATACTTGCTGCTGCTTGAACCATTTTATATACTTACCTCTTGTTAAATGAACTAGGTGTAATAGTTCTACTACCTTTTGCACTTGATGCTGCTTCATTCATACTTTTATTTCTTTCACTATAATATTTTTCTAACTGTCTTCTTCTTGTATTAGCTTCCCAATAAGGTGTCTTCATAATATCTGATCTACCTTGATTATATTTAAACTCCAAAACGAACATTAATTCCTGCAAACTGTCTTTGTTTTCCCTTGGTAGCAAGGTCCAGAGGTAATAATTCATAAGGATTAATGCTGAGTTGAAGTGACCTCTGCTTTACAGTACCACATAATGGGCATGTAAAGTCCCTCTCATCTTGAATACCAAATTTTATTTCATCCATAAAATTTATAAAATCAAACAAGACTGATCGAGGTATGTTCTTATATATATTAAATTTTTCTTCTTCTTTTAATTTTCTACCATCGACAGCTTCTAATGTAAAAGCTCTTGCATATAATATAGTGTCTTTAGCTTGCTGATATTGTAACTCTTCTATCTCTTTTTCTTTTAAAGCCTTTTGATCTGCTAATCCCATGCCATGTAAAGGTTGTTTTGAATTAACTTGTTTAATTTTACCAGCATATTTTTGAGATGCTTTCTTCTGAGCTTCAATAACATCTTTAACTCTCATAAATCTAAATGTATAAGATTTTCCATCTTTACCATCTATAATAATAGGTTCTTTAACTTGTATCTTTTCTAACTCTTGTTCGATAGTCCAATTGTCTACATCAACCATAGGATCATTCCCATATTTCAATACAAGATACTTTTTAAAATCTTCTTTAGACATAACCTCAAAAGTTGGTTTATACATACTTCTTATATATTCATCTGCTTCTTCAATAGATTTATATTTTATTGTTTTTAAATCAATTTCAGTTTGATTTACTACTTGATCTTTTCCAGTAACACCATTTTGACAATCACATACCCAAGGATGCTGATGTAAATGAATATTAAACTGCATCTTAATACCTACTAATGTTTCAAGAAATTCTTCCATCAACATATCTTCTATTTTACAATTGGCATCTTCATTAACAGCATTATTTAAAATAACTAAAAGATTTTCAAGTAAGTCTTCTTGTCTTGATAGAGTTAAATTATTAACATCTTCTATTGTATAGTCTCTAAAATATAAGCTACTAGGTATAGAGAATCTATTATTTGTTTCATAATGAATATCTATAGTACCTGCTCTACTAATATATTTTTTACTATCAGTAAGAGCTTCAGTTTTTATTTCTTGTACTATATCTTCTTTATTCTCATCTTGAGGGTCAATTTCATTTATTACCATTCTTTTGGGTAAACTTCTTGTTCTCTGTTTTTGCACTTCTTGTGGATTTATAATTTCCATCTATTTACACTCCTGTTTAATTGTTGTTAAAATAATCCCATTTTGACATATTCTATTTCATTTAATGGGAAGTGATCTTTTTCTTTATTCCAACCTTCTTCTTTTAAATCAGAGATTATATGCAATTGACCTGCATATACAGCTTCTTCACCAAACAGTTCTTGAATTTGAACCAAACCATTTTGATGATGTCTTTTCTTTCTATGCCTCATGCCAAATTCTTTAGTACCAGCAAAGGCATCTAACCACTGATGTACTTCTTTAAATGGTTTACCTAATTCTTTTATACACTCTTTGCAATGATTGTCTAACTTCATATTTATTAGTATAATCCTTTATTTATTAGTAAAAGTTATAAATTTTTACTAATAATTATCAGTAGATAGGTTTGGTGACCGAAAATATAAGAGTAGATTATCCTACTCAAGATTTTTTAAAAGAATTTCCTGAAAGAGTTTTTCAGACAAGAATAATAAAAAATAAAATTATTTATTATACTATTTTTTAAATTCTTGATATTTTAGTACTATTTTTAATTATGGTATTAAATCAGAAAGTGTTCTCCAGTAAACATCATCTACTGAAAAATTAACTGTTAATAACATTGGATCACCATCACCATGAGAAAAAGTTAATTCACCCCAAGATTTAAATTTTAATCCTATAAATCTTATTACTGCTGGATTAGGTAAACCAATACCCATTAAAGGTACCAATATACCATTCTTTTTAGTTATTGATTGATTGTTATTAAATAAGAATTGTTCTGATAATAAACTTTTATCACCTATACTTTTTTCCCAATATCTAATATAATTTCTTACAAACCCAAGTTCATTTTCTATAAAGGTCATTGATATAGTATCAGGATATTTTATATCTCTAATACCTTTCAATTCATTATAATCTTGATATTCAAAATCTCTAAAAGATACATTTATTGATTGTACATATAATCTAGCAATAACAGTATCTAAAGCGGCTTGTCCTAAAAATTTTAAATCTTCTGCAGTAAGCCCAAAAGTAATATTAGCAGGATATAAAATAAGTTCAAATAAATTTTTATTTTGTGGGTCAAATAAGTCTAATAAAAAAGCAGTCGCTTTATTTAAATTACCTACTGTTGCATCAGCAATTGCTTTAGCAGTAGAAGCAGCATCAGCCATAGATTCACCTCAATATATATTTATTAGTAAGAAATAAAAAATCCTCTATAAAATTATAGAGGATTGAAGAGTTAAAAATTAGGAGAGATCTGACTAGAATGTATATATGTTCATTCGATGCTTCCAAATAATATTGTAAGTTCAACTCTTTGAGGATCACCAGAAGCATTATCAAAAGATGTTACTTTAATACCTATCGCTTTACAATTTCTAAGAGTAATAGTTTTTGCTATACTATTATCTCTATTTAATGAATGAACTGCTATTGTACATCTTCCAAGTAAATCAGGAACTGCTATTCCTGTATTAGGATCATAAGCTAATTTTAACCAGGTAATTAAATCATCATAAACTTTCCATTGCTGGTCAAGGCGAATAGAAAATGTTATTGTTTTTTCTGTATCCTCTTTTTTACCTGTTTTAGGAATTTTATGACCGCGAAATTCAATATCATATTTGTATATAATTTGCTGTGGTATATCAAATTGCTGATCACTTCTAAGTGATATTCTATCTCCATTACCCCCGCCTGGAATGCCATCTGGAAAGACGATTTCAAACTGATTCACTAAAGCATCATCGGAAAGTGCCAATATAGTATCTACATTAACCATTATATTTTTACCTCATTTATTAATTTCGTATTCTTTATTTATTAGTAAAATTTTTTCTAATAATTCAAATAAAATTTTTATATGATATATCAATAATTATATAATAGATTGACCTCAGTATGTTTCAGAATGATGCAGTGAATAAAAAATATGTATGTAATGATAATATATAGCCTTACAAATATGGGTAATTCTACATTCTTCTCTAGAATACATAATATACCTCTTTGATAGGTTAAAAAATTTAGAGGTAATTCTTACTCATCAAAGTTTCAGAAAGGGGTAGCTAGCTCTTGTCTCTCTATATATTTATTAGTAAAAGATAAAAAAAGAGGGATATTTTATTTTCCCTCTTTTTAAATAAAATTTATTTTAATTTTTAAATTAAGCTGGTAAAAAATCTGCAATAATGGCCGTCTGACTCAATCTTGTTAATCTTAAGATACACTTCTGACTATTAGGTGTAGCTTGAACTAATACATCCAGAATAAACCGTCTTAATTCTAAAACCTCGTTTGTATTATTACTAGAATCACAGATGACCAATGCTGATCTTAAATATTCTCCTGCTAATATAGGGGAAAGAAAATTATCTGTCATAGCTTTTGCTTTATATCTATGTGATTCATCATTATTTTTAAATTCTTGTTTTCTTAATACTTGTCTTATTATATTTTTTATAATAAAATTATATATACGTCTTGTACCAACATAGGATGTATCTGATAAACTTACTTGTAATGTTTTATCACCATAAATCATAAGTCCATATATTTCATCTAATATACATGGATTAATTTGAGCTTCATCTAAAGTTTGTAAATTTGCATCTGTAAAATCATATTCAACATCTATTGGAGTCCAATCAGATAATTGACCTCCATGATGATTTTCATCTATACCAGCGGGTGAATATGAATCATATACATCGACCATTTGAGCATATTTTCCACCAATTGATCCTACATTAGAAATCCATACATATGAATTATTATAAGGATCTTTTATTTCAGACCAATTATAATATAAAGAAACAACATCAGTATCAAGTGACAATCCATTTCTATAAGTAACTGCATCTGCTACTGATTTATCTAAAGGAATAACTGAAATTCCAATAGCATAAGGTTGATAAGTAGTAATAAGTGTATCTATATCCCCAGCATGACCCCCTAAAGCATCCATAAATATTTTTATAGGATATTTATTTGATGAAATAAATACTTGCCAAGCAGTAGTCACAGTATTGCTTTGAGGAGTAGATCCTCTATATCCCCCTGTTAAAGTATAAGCTACAGTTCCAAGTAAGCTATAAGTTCCAGCTACAACAGTTGTATTAGTATTATATTTACAAATTAAATATGGATTATCTTTAAACACGTCTGCAAAGTATAAAGATTTTCCAAAATTATCTTGTTCTCTTGTAAGTGAATATGTATAACTTGTAATTATTCTAGCAGTTCCATTACTTACATTATAAATTGATGCTATAAATTGAGTACCACTTGTAGACGATACAGAAGCTACTTTTACTTGATTTGTTGAATTATAAGCAGAAGCATTAAACAATACATGAGAAATAGTATTATCAGCAGTACCAGAACTATATGTTCTAAAATCATAATTATCAGGGTCAACAATACCAGACATAGCAGGAAAACTAGCCATTGTAGTTTGTCTAACCATTACCCCACCATATAAAGCATTATTACTTACTGCACTTATAACCCATATAGGAGCTTTTCTTGCAAAAGCAATTGCTTCAAATACTGAAGGATTATCTACACTTGGGATTCCAAAATTTAAAATAACATCTGGTTCACTCTGACAATAAATAGGTTTTGATCCAGGACCTTGAGAAGAAATAACTACCATAGCTCCTGTTTCATCTATTTGTGGCTGGACAAATCCACTCAAATCAATTTCGTTTACGGAAAGCCGGAAACTCATATTATACCTCTTCTATTAAATATACTATTTTTATTCATTTTTAATAATTCTTTAATTATTAGTAAAATTGGTATTAAAAAATTGAGTAATCTTTTCTTCTAATAAGAAAGGATCTTTATTGAATTCTTCATCAGTAATTCTAATTAAATTTGGAATTATTTGATTTTGCAATTTATCTTTTTCTTTTGTTTTTAATATAGCTAATCCACATTTAGATTTACTATATTCTTCATCTGTTGATAATAATCCATGCCAATAAACTCCATCCATTTGAATATATAAATCTAATTTAGGAGAATAAAAATCTATCATCCAATTATTATATCTTTTTTGATAATTTATATTTTCATCAATATTAATTTTTATATATTCTAAGCATCTTCTTTCAACTTTCGATTGAAATTTTTTGTTAGACTGTAGTCTTATTAAAATAGTTTCTCTTATTTTATTAGAATTTGATTGTCTTTGTCTTACTGTCCAATTAGATCTTGTATTTTTCCATTTTTCAATTTTAGGTTTGTTAAATTCATATTTTTCTTCAATATTCATATTAGGATAAATTTCTTTACTAAATTTTCTCCAACCACTCAGCCTTTTATATATTATATTTTCTTTTTCTTCTTTACTTTTTAAATCCCAAGTTTTTCTATATTTATTTAATCTTTGTTCCTTATTCTCTTTCCAAGATTTAAAATTTGCTTCACTTTTTCTTTTCCTATAATATTCTTTTTCTTCATCAGTTCTACTATCTAATGTTTTACGAGCTTTTTCTGTTCTATTATCTATAATTTCATCAGAAGCGTTTATCCAATAATCTCCTATTTTTCTACATCTTTCTTCATTCTTTGGTGAATTACTTATTGCTTCTCCTCTTTTAGATGCTATTTCATTTCTTTCTTCTTCAGGTCTAGAAAACCAAGAATCATTATGATTTTTAACCATTTCTTTTTTCTTGTCTTCAGATAAATTTTCCATAGCTATTTTAGTACCATTAGCTATATTATTTTTAATTGTTTTCCTTTCTTCTTCTGTTTTATTTATCCAATTATTATGTCTATTTTCATACCAACATTGTTTGCAAACACCTACTATTTGAAATTGACCTTTGATGGTTCTTTCTATTAAGTTTTCTTTAGTACCACAATATTTACATTGCTTTTCTTTAACCATAAAATTACTGTCTCATAACCAAGGGTGATTGGTAATCTAGCCACTTTGTAAATACTTCATCTTTAAGAGCATTAGCTTTATCTCGTAAAGTGGCAGCATCTATTTTAATTTCAGCACTTGAATCTTCAACTAATTCCATTGTATCTGCAACATGCATAAGTAAATATGCTTGAGATAGTTTAATAACATCCCATTTATTTTGAAATTTAATATCATCAAAGTTATTGCTATACTTAGCCCATGTTATATTAGCTCTTGCTGCTAAACTACTATAAATAGCAACTCTTTTATTTTCCTGATCTATTGTATATTTAAAAGTACCTTGTTGTACTATAGAATCAGCAACTTGTTGATTCATAAATTTAGTTTGTCTTATGCTATTAGGATTAAATCCAGACATATTAGAACCATAAACTGATCTATAATAAGTAGATAAACCCATTTGATTCCAATATACTAAATCCCAAAAAGAACCACCAGAAACACCAGCATACCCTTTACCTACTACTCTAACATCTACTACACCAAAAGTATTTGTATCTGGGAAATTAACTGTAAGAGTTCCTGAAATAACACTTAAATCTTCAGTTACTTTTAAAGGAAATTTTATGAAATATTCGTTTAATGCTTGTCTTACTATTAGATCTTTTATTTGCTCATCAGTAAGCAATATACTATCTTTAAGAGGATATGCTAATCTTTTCTTTATAAGATTTAAATCATCTTGATTAATTAATATATTTGAAAAAGAAGGACTACCAGCAGAAACTACTTGGAAATATTCCCAAGCATCAGGTACATTCACTCCTCCTACAATAGCTGTCCAATATATAGAATAAGTATTTGATGTAACTGCTATAGAAGATACTGTATAAGTCGCTCTATATAAGCCTGTTGATATTTTAGTACCTGATCCAGAAGCTAATATATTATTATTAGGATCGTATATTATATATGTGGGGGTTGAATCTGCATCAGTTAAAGGACCACCAGTGTATAATCTAAAATATACATCTAAATTAACTGTACCACCTGGAATTACTTGAGTATTATTTCTGGCCATCTATTTACCTTTTAAAATTCAGCTGTTGGAATAAAAGTACTACTACCAACATCTAATGATTTTACATATTCTGCAGGATAACTAGCACTATTAGCAACAAATAAATATTGCCCTAATTGAGTTAAGGGATAATCATAATAATAAACACCCAGATTACCTGCTTTTTCTAACATTACATATAACCCATGAACAGTTCCATCTGGATGAGTTACTTTTAATTGAACATCTGTTAATCCAGAAGTTAATTGATCAGCAACATAATAAACTGTATATGTACTATTTATAGTAGCCATTTATGCTATATACCCTCCAGTTCTATTATATACTTGAGATACCTTAGAACTTATTTGTGCTAATGAATCTGTAGCAGTATTAAACCCTGCACCTTCTATACTAGATCTCATATTAGCAATAGCTGTATTTGCATTATCAATTAGTGTCTTTAATGCTGATAATCCATAAGTTACATTTGTTAATAAAGTATTTATTCCATTAACTGTTGTGTTTACAGTACCAACATTAGTAGTAACTGTATCTATTTTTCCTTCAATAGTGGTTAAATCAGCTTGAGTAGTTGCATCATAATAATCTATTAAAGTTTTAATAGCAGATAAACCAAAAGTTGAATTTTCAACATCTGCTTTTATTGCATTAACTTGAGTATTTACATTTAATTCTAAAGTTACAACTGAGCTTCTATCTATTATTCTATCATTTTCAGCAACAGCATGTTTATATTTGAAAGTAAAATTTAATTCTTCTAAAGCATCACCAGAAGCAACACTATATATACCAGAAAATCTTCCAGTAGACATTCGAGTCATCCAATTTAACCCGCCTTGAGTTGAACTATCTAATCCAGATAATTTACTATTTCTTGAAGTACCTGCTTGATTTAAAACAGCAACAGATACCATAGCAGTTCCAGCACCAGAATCTTGATCATAAGGATCAGTCATCATACCTTGTTCATCCATAGTATTGACATAAAAATTATATGGTTGAGGTACCCCCGGTGTAGTAGAAATTAACATTTGAGTGGGTAAAGAAACAGATGTCAATGTATTATTTTGAATTTGTGAAATAGATGATTGAATCGTATTTACTAAATAATCTTTAATTTGATGTAGGCTATCTGATCCAGTAGTAAAAGAAACACCTTTTATATCCATAGTGTCACTTTGAATAGATGCCACACCACTTTGAGTAGATTGTAATCCATAAACAGCATTATTTAATAATGATAAAACTGAAGTGACATCTCCTGCAACTGATTCTATATCATTATCTGTAATTTTAATAGAAGCACTAGCCATCTTAGTTGTGCTTTCAAGCACTTCAACTTTAAAATTTCCCGTTGTTGTTGGGGTAAATGTTATACCGTACATCCCTGTAGTGGATATTTCTAATAATGTATAGGGTGAACTACCATATAAAGTATTGGTGTCATCATATACATTAGCTGTAACAGTCACACTGGATGTATAATTTTTTGAAGCATATAAAATATATACAGCATTATTTTTCTTAGAAAGATTTAACATTATTTAATCCTCTTATTATAGTGCAACTCCCCCACCCTGTGAATTATAATATATATTTGCTAAATTAGCATTAGGAGTCCAATTCCCATTACCTTTTATAGAAGCAACTCCAGATACTAAAGTTGAATTAACAGAACTTATTAAGGATTGAATAGCAGAACTTCCATAAACAACATTATTTAATATGCTTAAAATTGAATCACTTTCTGTATTTATACTTCCTATCTGCCCACTTAAATTGCTTACTATACCATTGATATTATTTATAGTATTATGATCTGTATCTAATTCAGTTTTAATAGCAGATAATCCATAAGTACCATTATTTATTGAAGCCAATATAGTGTCTATATTAGAATCTATTGTACTAAAAGGTGTTCCTAAATTTGTGGATATGTCTACAACTTGAATTCTTGTAAATGCTGGAGAAGATTGACTATTTGAATTAATTATAAAAGTCCAATCACCTATTGCTTTTCCTGTAGAATCCCATACATAATAATATATACCAGTTGAAGCTATTTCTGTAAATGTTACTTGTACTTGTGCTACACCTGTTGGATCATAAGGAATTGCTTTTACATCTGCTAACCCAGATTTAAAATTTTTTGCAGAATATAATATTTTATAACTATCACCTTGTTTAACTAAAGTAAATATAGTATTTGCCATTATTCATACCTCTTTTATATAATTATTAGTAATTTTTTTTTAAAAATTTAGGATATTATAAAGCACTTGATTCAGGATCATCACCTGCTATATTTATAATTAATGATTCTATAGCTAATAAATTACCTGATTGTTTATAATAGATGTATAAATAAGAATCTATAATAGATATAGGTATAGTGAATAAATAAATATATTCTCCTAAATTATTTATATTTTCTATCATAACTCCATTAGATAAGTAAGAAATATTATTTATATTTTTTATATCTATAGTTAAATTAGTTAAACCAGAAACAATTATATTATCTCTTTGATACATCAGCCATATTTTTATTTGCTCACCAATTTTACCAGTAATCATATTACTCCTCTGTAAATTCTATAGATATATCAAAATTATTACCTGCAGAAGTTATTGAATTTAAATTTATAGCTAACATTTCATTAACACCTCTTAAAACAATCGCTTGAGAAGGACGAGTACCCCAATCTAATATTAATTCATCAGGATTTGTAGTGGTATTTCCAATAAGAATTTTCATAGTCACCATATTACCTACTAATGTACCTAAAGAAGTAGGGTTTACAGTATATGCTTTTATAATTGCTAATAAGGTTATATTAGTTGAATCATGTGATACTATAATAGGTGATGAAAATGTACCTCCTGAATTAAGAGTTGATCTCTTTAATATTAAAATGTCTCTTATTGTTGAAGTTGTTTGTGTTGCTGTTATAATAATTTTTGTAATTTTTATTATTTTTGTAGCACTTCCAGATATAGTAAAGATATCTGTAGGAGTAGAAGGAGGGATTAATCCAACTATTGAGCATGAATATGTTGCTTTCCAACCATCAACAGGTATTGCTACTACATTTATTGGAGGTTGATCTGATGCGATAACAACACCTAAACTATTATTTATATTATTTTGCCCAATAGTATTAGGGAATTGTGTTCGTAAAGGTAATTGATAAGCCGCATTCCCGTCAGTCCCTTGAACATATATTGGAGAAGTTGATGGATTTATTATATTATTATCTAATCCTCTTTTTGAGGAAACCGGTGTTGTAGTTAAGGCATTATTATTAGAATCAAAAAGTAAAGATTTAATTTGAGTTATAAAATTTAAATTCATATTTTTCCACTACCATCCTTTAATACTATACTATCAAAATTCTTAATATTATATCGTTCATCTATTGGAAGAGAACTTCCTCCATCACATATAATAGAATATTGCTGATAATCTTCATAAGTAATGAAATCGTAATTATATATACCATCGCCACTATTTACCATAAGTTCATTATTCACGATTATATCTCCATTATTTAAATTTGTTATTTTAATTGTAGGAAATAAATTAGTTTGAGGTATTCCAAAAGCAGTAAAAAAAGCAATAATTTTTTTTGTATTATTTACAGTTGTTTCTATTATTAAAGGAAAATCTAATCCTTGAGTTATTAAATTACCATTTAACCCTATAGTTATTAAACTCATACAGGTTTTCTTTCTACTGGATTTATCATAGTAGGGTTGCCATTTTGATCTAATAAATTAAAAGTAATTAATGGTGTGATATTATCATTATCAAAAAATGTAAGTTGATTATTGGCTATTTTCCATCTACCACTTTGCATTTTATTTGTTAATTGTGCTGCTAAAGCTGCATTTTGAGCTGCTGTTACTACTGCTGTAACATTAGCACTTATATTAGTTAATTGATCATTTAAATTATTTATTTTATTTTGCAGTACATCTATTGAAATTAATATATTATTTATATTTTCCCAAGGAGTTCCAGACTGTGTTAAAGGATCTATAACTTGAATTCTTGTGAAAGAAGGAGCGGGATTGCTTATTGAATTTATAATAAATGTCCATATACCAATATCTTTATCTATTGAATCCCAAACGTATGTATATACACCAGAATTACTTATTTCTGTTAATTGAAATTGAGATTCTACATTATCAGTAGGATTATGAGAAACACCTATTATATCAACTAGCCCCGATTTAAAATTCTTTGCTGAATATATAATCTTGTATGAATCTCCTTTTTTAATTATTGATAATATTGATTCAGCCATATTTCCATTTTTATGAAGCTCCTATACAACATTTATAACTTTTAATATTAGGATTGGCCCCAGCACAAATTAATAATTGAACAATTTCTTTATATTCATATAATAACGCTATCATCAAAGCGCAATGATCAAAATCATCTTCTTTTTTAAGTTCTGGTAAATTAGGATCAGCACCAGATTGTAATAATAATTTTACTATATCTATATATCCCCATAAACATGCTTGAATCAAAGCAGTATTACCAAATTCATTTATAAAATTAATATCTATTCCACTTTCTAATAATAATTTTACTACTTCTATATCACCTTCTTTACACGCTTCAATTAAAACTTTATCTTGATTTATACACCCACATAAATTCATTTAATACCTCCTTATTTATTAAACTAATTTACAAAATTTTAATCTTTTATTATACTCATCTATTTCATTTTCTAATTGTAATAAAGAAAAAGTACCTTCAAACCATTCTTTATAACTATTTAATTTTTTATATCCTTTTTTTAAAAGAGATAAATGAATAGATTTTTCTATTTCTTTATTTTCTACTTTAAAAATACCTTCAAATTTATAATTTAAATTATGTTCTTTATAAATAGAATTCCTTTGTTTAGGATTATTTGTTATACCTATTTTAAATTTATCCTTCTTCGCCAGAAGACCCCTTCCTTCAGGTAGGGGTGATTGACTACTACAAGTAATTAAATATAAATACATTAACTAATTTTTCCACTACCATCTTTTAAAACTTCCGCGTCCCAGCCCGAATAAGTATACCGCTCATCAGTTGGTAAACTAGCCCCACCATCACATCTAATACTATATTCTATATAATCAGTATAATTAGAAAAATCATATATATAAATACCCTCACCTACATGAGTCATTATTGCATCAGTAACTACAAGCGTATTCCCTGTTAATTCTCTAATTCTTATTGTAGGAGATAATCCTGTCTGAGGTACTCCATAGGAGGTAAAAAATGCTTCTATTTTTTCTGTTCTCATTTTATATATACCTATAATAATTTGAAATAATAAAAAATAAATAATTCATTTACTTTTCTCAAATAAACACTTCTCAGAAAATTGCCCATTAGAATTATAAATAATCTCAGTAGGTCTTACATCTTCTCCATGTCTGTAATCGCTGTACTCCAACGATAAATTTTTTAAAACATAATTTTGCAAATTAATTGCTGCATTTAAATCTCTATCCATTTCTAAGCTACAATCACATCTATATACTCTATCTACCAGAGTTAAATCTTTTTTAAGTTGACCACATTTAGAACAAAGTTTACTACTAGGAAACCACCTATCCACTTTAACAATTTTAGTATCATAATCTATAGCCTTTTGTTCTAATTTTATTATAAAATCAGACCAACTTGAATAACTTATAGAATGTGCTAATTTATGGTTTTTAATCATTCCTGAAACATTTAGAGTTTCAATTCCTATAGCTTGACTTTCACTACAAAGTTTGTTTGCTAAATGCCAAAAGAAATGATTTTGATAGTCTTTTTTATACTGAAACAATTTTGCTAATTTTATTCTACACTTTTCTTTTCTTTTTGAATCTTTAATTCCTAATTTTTTATTAACTTCGTTTTTTCTACTTAAATGTTTTTGTTGCCTAATGATTTTCTTTTCTATTTCATACAATTTATTTTTAATTCCATTTATTATATCTCCATTAGAACAAGTAACAAACTCTTTTAAACCTAAATCTATTCCTAAAATCTATTCCTAAAATATTATTTGATTTTCTTTCTTTTTTAATTTTGTTCCTCTCAACTAGTATTGAAGCAAAGTAATTACCATCTTTTCTTTTTTCAATAGTTATTGATTTTATAACTCCTTGAAAATCTTTATTTAATCCCCTAAATTTTATAAACCCATATTTAGAAACCTTAATTTTATTATCTTTAATTAAAAGAATATTTGAACTAGTTTGACAAATTCTAAATGAATTTTTTGATAATTTTTTTGTTTTAAACCTAGGGAATCCAACTTGTTTTGCTTTATTTTTAATTCTTTTGTAAAAATTCTTATATGCAGTATTTAAATCTATTCTACTTTGTTGTAAGGCATAAGAACTAACTTCTTCTAAAAAGTCAAATTCTTTTTTGTAGTCTTTTTCAGTCTTATATCTATAGGAATATAATTTTTTCTTATCATCTTTTAATTCCTCATAAACTTTAATTCTTTCAGCTAACATCTGATTGTAGATGAATCTAGCACACCCTATGGTCTTATCTATAAGTTCTTTTTGCTTTTCTGCAGGATATAATTTTATTCTATAAGCTTTATTCATCTTTTAATTCTTTAATTAATTTTTCAGTTTTTCTTTTACTTCTTCTTTTACCATAAATTCTTGCACAATAACTAGTTATAATTGAAACAAAATCTTGAATTATATCTTCTTCATCAGTATCTACAGAATTAACAACTTCTATCTTTTTATTACTCTTATTTAATAAAACTTCTAAATAGTTAAAACCTAATCTACTTAACCTATCTTTATGTTCAACAACAATTTTAGTAAAATCTTGCTCTTCTAATAATTTTTGTAACTTAGGTCTTTTATCATTTATCCCTGAGCCAAATTCTTCTATAATCTTATATATCTGATATCCCTTAGCATTACAATAATTTATAAGTCTTTCTTTTTGTGTATATAAATTTTTTTTATTCACAGTAGAAGACACTCTACAATAAATTATAACTTTTTCTTCTAAAGTTTCTTTTTCTATATTTAAAAGTTTATTATATGTATTTTCTGATATAAAGTTTAAGCCTCCACTTTCACTCTTTTCAAACTCTATTATACCAGATTTTCTCCAATTATATAATGTAGCTCTAGAAACTCCTAATTGAGTAGCTACATCTGTTATTTTATACCTTTTATTCATAATTATTAGTAATATAAAATCTTAGATATTGTTTATTTTTTATTAAATTTTATCATTTTATATCAAAAATTAAATAAAAATATTATATTCACATATTATAAGCCTACATATTCAGCCTTAATTTTTGTTTGAGGGTGAATCCCAATTAAATAATAATAATTTAGAGACAGCGCAGTAAAACCTACTAAATAATATGTTGTAGCCACAGAATAAAATGTCGGATCATTTTGTACATTTATGACTCCTCCCCCACTATACGATGGGGTACCTACACAGTTTATTTCCTCAACTAAATCTGGATCTGTAAAATTAGATGAAGATTGGGATAGACCTAATCCTATTATTACAGGATTTGCTCCAACAAACCCCTCGATATGTGCTTGTATTTGTAATTTAAAGTTACCTATAGGAACTATTATATTGCAAGCACTTCCCCAAGCTCCAGTTTGTGCATAAATAATAGCTCCAGCTGAAAGAGAAGATATTGCATATGTTAATGAATTAGTCAGTGTCACGCTCCATTTATTCGGATTACGATCAAATCCAAAAGGTTGAGCGACCATTGAATAATATGAATTTGTAATTGCACCACTTGTCAATGTATAATCAGTTCCGCCGTATAATGTAATAGTAGTCAATCCTGTTCCGCTTGAATATGAAGGATTTGCACAAACTATAAAATTCTTTGTAACTGTTATATTTCCTGCTCCTTGAGCGGCATTTAAATTGTACTGATTTCGTATTGTATTTTCATCTAATGCGTAATTATTTATAAAAAAAACATCTTGTATTTGTCCCGTAAACCAATAAGCATTTGAACTAGGGTAAGTTGTATCATTTCCGCAGCCTAATCTAACATAATTATTTGCTCCATACCCCGGAGTTATCACCCAACCCGCTAATTCTAATTTACCATCTAAATAAATTTGAAGCCAATTATTATTTAACGTCCATACTGCATAATGCCATACATTATCGCATACATTAGTTGTTCCAATAAGTAATGTGCTACTAGCACCTGTATCGGTATTAGCAGCTGATCTAAAACGCAATACATTTGAAGAGTCAATACCTAATAATATGCCAGCCCAATTAGTAGGATTTATAGACCAAGAATTAAATATAACGTGATAAACTCCCACAGCATTTGTTTTAAACCAACAACCAAAAGTAAAAGCACTTGTCGGATGAAAAGCTGCACTATCTGCAAAACTAATAGCATCAGTTGTATTAGGATTATTTCCATGCCCTAATCTTAAACAATTTTTACTCCAAAGACCAGATACAAAATCAGGAGTACCAATTACTGTACCATTTGCATTTCCTTCTTCATCAATTAAATAATTTTCAGTAGTTAATTTCCAATAGTTACTAAGAGTCTGAAGCTGCTGACATTGTATTTTCATGTCCTTAGAATATTTTGTTGTTTTATCCCCAGACATAGTTAATGTAAAATTAGGAGCTACAGCGCTTGCATAAGTCCAAGTTTCCCCCGCTGGAATCCAACCTGATTGATTATCTGCATGTATATGATCTGCTCTTGGAATTGTAGAAAGAGCCCCTACTGAAACAGCTCCTACTGCGTGTATATTAGTAGTATTAGTCTCAAAATTTTGGTTAAAAGCTGTATTTTCTGCGATTCCAGAAATATTAGAAGTAGAAGTAAATTGAGCAAAATATCCAGAAGTACCTAATCCCGTAATTGGGTTTGTTAATAAAGATTGTCTAGAAGTATCTGTTGGGTGAACATGATCTGCATGAGGTAATGTAGCTAAAGAACCTACATTCACTACACCATCCATCTGAATATTGGTGGAAGATGTTTCAAAATTTTTATTGAAAGCAGTATTTTCTGAAACACCAGAAATATTAGATGAGCTTGTAAATTGTGCTAATTGTCCTGTAGTACCTAATCCAGTTATTGGATTGGTAATTGTATTTTGTTTGGTAGTATCTGAAGCATGAATATGATCTGCTCTTGCTATTGTAGATAAAACACCTACAGAAACAGAACCATCCATTTTAATATTAGATGTAGAAGTTTCAAAATCCTGATTAAATGCTGTTTTTTCTGCTACACTTGTAATACCACTGGTAGTATTAAATTGGGCTACTTGACCACTAACTCCAGTTCCCGTTATAGGATTTGTAATGACTGCTTGTCTTGAAGTGTCAGTAGGATGAACATGGTCTGCTCTAGGAATATTAGATGAAATACCAGCATTAGCAACACCATTTATTAATATATTTCCAGCAACTGTTTCAAAATTTTGATTAAAAGCGGTATTTTCAACTACACCAGAAATATTAGAAGCACTAGTAAATTGAGCTAATTGACCATTACTACCAGAACCTGTTATACCAGCACTTGTAGGTAGAGTAGATATTCTTAAAGCTTCTACACCACCAGGGTTATCTATAGTAATAGCTATACCACTACCAGCTACTATCTTATTATTTAGATAATCAGCAGTAGTATCATTGGTATCAACCTCACTTCCAGAGCGAGGATTTCTGTATGTTATAATCATTTAATTTTTCTATTTTATCTGAAGGAATATTGTAATCTTTATATAAAAGTTCTTTTATCTCTTTTGCATCGGGTGTTCTATATGCTACATAACAATGCCAACCATTAGTTCCTACTTTAAATGAGAATGTAAATCCTAAACTAAATATGCTAACAACCAAAATTCCCATTGTTATTTTAGATTTAATTTTTTGAAATATATTTATTATAAATTCAACTATAATTTTTAATATTTCAATTATTTTTCTTACTTTTTCTATTGTAAATTTTTTCATTATAATAATATAAGTAATACAACAACCCCAATCATTATTGGAAAACCTATTCCTGCTATATCTCTATAAAATATATAAGCTCCTGAATAAGGTTCTTTTTTTACAACTAATTTAGTATTTATGTCTACTTGTTTAATAATTTTTTTATCTCTACCTATCCATTTTATATGAATAACTGTTTTATAATCAGTTCCAGTTATAACCTTAAAAGGTGCATCATCTACTTCTACTATAACTGTTTTATCTAATTCAGCTTGTCTTATAATATCACATTCAGAAGCAGCATTAACTAAAGCTTCAAATTCAGATGCTTTCATTTTCCACGAATCACTTTTATAGGTAATAGTTAATTCGTCATCTGTATTTTCTGCTGCAAAACTAGTACATACAAATCCTAATACTATACATAAAGTTATAAATACTTTTTTCATTAAAATCTCCTATTTAGTTTTTAAAGCTTGCTCTTTTTGTTTTCTATTAGCTTCAATTTGCATTTCATCAGCAATAGCATCAAATACTTTAACTAATGCTCTACAAGTATCTAATTTATCTGAACCAACCTTTTCTGCTAGAACATCAATGAACTTCATAATCATATCTTCCCCATGTCTATATAGAGTAAGATAACTTAAATCTTCTTTAAATATTTTCTTATATTTTCCCATAATACCTCTAATATTTTTTATAAGGTTGTTGCTTTGCTTTTTCTTGATCTTCTGCTTCTGTTGCTAATTCATCTAATAAAGTAGCTAAACCTCTACAAGTATCAGCTCTACTAGAATTAAATTTTTTCATTAAGTAGTCTATAAACTTGATAATTATTTCATCACCATGCTTATAAAGTTGAAGATAGCTTAGATCTTCATTATATATTTTTTTATATTGTTTCATAAATTTACCTTAATCCATAATTGGAAGATTACGAGTTATATTTAATTTATATAATGCATCTAAAAAAAATTGCTGTTTTTTAAGTGGCATTTTTAAAAATACTTTTTTATGTTGTTTAATTCTATTTAAAGCTTCAAATCCTGCTTTTAATGAGGCGTCTAATGCTTTCTCAAGAGACTCAGGGTCATCTAATATATCTGCCTCTTTAAATATTTTTTTATACATATTAATTACCTTTTAATTTTTTAACAATTTCTTGCCCTATTCTTAAACCACCAGCAAGAGCATTCATATCTATTTCATTCTGATTCTTAATTTCTCTAATACTAAATTCAGGATAAATAGTAATTATCTTATTTGCTTTTCTCATATAATAATAAGCTACAAAATAAGGTATTATTATAACTAATACTGCTATTATAGCAATAATAACTACACCCCAACCTTTAATTTTAGAAAATACATTCTTAAAAAATTCTTTCATAAATACCTCATTTATTATAATTATTAGTAAAAAATAGTTGTATAATTTAATATTTTGTATGAATTCTATTCCATGCTTTTGATACTAATTTAGACTTGTCTTCTTCTATAATTGAAAATCTTTTATGTTCTTCTTCAAATATAGTATAAGGCATAGATGTATCATTCTTTGCTGACCAGAGGCAAGTTGTCACAGCGTCAGAAATATCTTTTGCATTAATGCCTGCGGTACTTTTTTCAAAATCACCATTATATATATTATTTATTTTACCTTGAACATGATCTATTTTCTCCTTACCAGAAGGTAGTTTAGTATATATAAGAGAATCTAAATTATTATATAAAAATATATTTTTACCCGCTTTTAAGCATTCATTCATTGGACTAATACAAGTTAATAAGAATTGATAAGGGTTAAGAGATATGTCAACTGATTGTTTAACAGCAGCTATGCTACTTCTTTCTAAATATTGTAATAATGTTTGAGATTGAAATTGATCCACTGCAACACTTATAATAGGTAATTGTCCTATATCCCTTAAATTCATTATTAAATAAGGTGTTGCTTCTAAATTAATAGCTGATTCTTTTGATATAATAGCAAAGCAAAAATCAACTATATACATTATACATTCCTTAGTAGTTGACCATTCTTTATGAATACATGCAAATCCAGTAGCATCCCCTTTTAAAGAATAAGATAAGTCTAATCCAACAAATCTAGGTTCTTGAGGTGCTCTATATATAACATATTTACCATCAACATTCATTGAAAAAAAGGTATCACATATTTGATTCCATATCAATTTATCTGGTAAATGAGTTGATTCAGCTAATACACTTCCTTCCACATTTTTAAGTAAAGGGTAATCAAATATATTATCAATTAACTTTCTATTATTTATAAAACGATTTTCTTTTATAGTAGGCATACCCGCTATATTTTTAATAGAAGTACCTATATTTCTATCAAACTCATCTTTAACATCTATAGGAACATCTATAATAATATTTTTAGGTATATCAATTAGTTCTATAGGATTATTTATTATCTTTGCTGGTAAATGACTATTCCCCACACATACCTGAAATGTTTTTCCAGTCGCTAACCATATAGGAAACATATGAGGTCTAGCTTCCCATCTTGCTCTTTTTCTAAAAAATACCTTATCTTGAAATTGTAAATCATTTAATATATATTTTTCTATAACATTATCTACTTCATTCGCGGATGTATCTAGAAAAACACTACCCATATAATTATTACCAACAGTAGCTTTGATACGATCTAAACCATCAGAATATATTTGAAATATCTCTTCATGAGTTGCACCCATTTTATCTATAAAAAATGCTATTTCAGATATATGCAAATATAATAAGTCAGCCCCAATAAATGATAGAAAATCAGTACCTACATTTATAGTTACATTAGATGCAAGAGTTAATTCACCAAATGTTGCTGCTTTAGACCATACTATTATATTATCACCTACTTTTGATTGTTCTTCTGCAACCTTATCTTGAAATTTAATCTTTTTAAATCTAGGTGACATTGATAATAGGTCGTAGATTGGCTTCAGCAATAACTGCTTAACCTTCTCTGCATTAAAACACATTATATATATAGATAGTGCCGTAGTAGGAGCTAACCCATAGTACAGCTGAGGAGTCCTCAGACAGTGGCACCATACAATAACATACATTATTATAAGACGTCCTAAATAACTCTTACCTAAGCGCGTCGCACCATACTCAACTATTTGTTTATATTTTTTATCATAATTTGTTATTTCTAAAAAATCTTCTTTAACATGAGGATATAAAGAATCTGTAAAAGACTGAGTTAACCAATTATTTGCAGGATCTAAGAATTGTTCAGGTGTGGGGGGGTCGATTTTAAATATAATTTTTCTTAATTTTTTATATAAATCAGATTGAGTTTTTTCTTCTTGAAAATAAAGATTATGCAGCATCTTTTTTTCATCTAAAGAAAGAGATTCATATTTTAAACTAAGATCAGATTGTATGTTTTCTATACTCATATATAATATTAGTATAAAAAGAAAAACCCTTTACTCAATTAAGAATAAAGGGTTATAAAAATTAAATTTTGTTTATTTTATGCGCAAGATAAATGCTGTTCAAATTTCTTTCTTAAATGAAATCTAATTTTATTTACCTTACCTTTTGGTGTTTTTACTTTATGTGATATTTCATCTGAAGTATACTGTTTTCTAATATATTTTAATATTCGTCTTTCAAATGGATTTTGTTTTTCTATAAACTTATCCATATCACAATCAAATTCTATTTTTGAGTATACTTTATTACTTTCATTTTTCATATTATTTATTAAATTTGGCATGTTATACATCTTACTTATTTTATAATAATAAAGATTTTGATAATTTTCATCACTCATAGCTTCAAAAGACATATCATCTATTATATCTAATTTTTCAAAATACTTATTTCTAATAACTGTTGAATAAGCATTAAATCTATTAAAAATCATTCCAACAAAATTAAATTTATTCCAATCTTTAACTTTGTTTCTATTTACTTTTGCTAATAATTCTAAAAATTGTAAAATATATTCTTGCCTAATATCTTCTATAGTACACATACCAGATTTGTTTACACATTTATGCTCGTTAAAAGCATAAAAATAAATAATTTTATTAAATCGTCTAAATAATTCATTAAAAAACTTTTCACCTTTTGAATCTTGATAATTCATAATTAACTGCAAATCAGAATAGTCTTTCAAATTTTCCATAATGTAAAGTCTCCTTTTAAATTAAATTTATTTTTAATACAAATCTACTTTTAACACACCACATTTGGGACAAATATTTACTGTTCTTTTAGACGAAGAAAAACTATTAATTTCCCATGTCAAGACTAATTCAGAATTAATAAACTCTTTATCACCTTTTAATATTTTCCATTCACCATTAGAATCTATTCCTTCTTCATATTCATATCCACAATTACATTTCATATACATCCTCCTTTTAAATTTTTAATTTCTTTCATTATATCATCAAAATTATATATAGTTGTATAATGATTATTCCCTCTCAGACTAAAAATCAATAACCCCTTTAATTCTGGATAATATCTTAATTCTTTTTCTATTATTTCTATAGCATCATCAACAAAACTTATCATGCTACTCCTCCTTTATAAATGATGAATCTTTTCATCGACTTCTATTTCTGCTAATTCTAAACTTAATTCGCACATATCAGCCTTAATTATTGATGCAGCATTTAATAACAATTCCTTATTCACTTCATCTACTTGTCTATGAGCAACATCTACCATTGTCATCCATTTATTATCTAAATATTGTATTTGTTTTTCTATCTCGATTCTTTTATTTTTCATAAATTCACCTTTTGATTATGTATATTAAAAAATATACATGCCTTTAAATCTATAGTTTTTACATATCTATATTCATTATTACAATAATCTTTTTCTCCAGAATATATACAATCTTTACATTCTTTATTTACCATTATTTTTAATTGCTTTGCAAATAACCCTGTTCGTATATTACCACTATTGGAATTATTACATTTTCTAGAACAAGTTTTTTGATTCTTATATCTTGTTACAAATTTTCTATCACATACACTACATAATTTAATATATTCAGGCATATACTATTATATACTCCTCTCTTGTAAACAATTTTTTTATTTTCTAATTCTTTTTTTAATATTTTGCATTGTTTCTAAATAGGCAAGTATTAAATATTCATCTACATTACACAAACTAGGGTGCTTAACTTTATAAAATATAACCCTTAACATTTCTTTTTTTGATAATGCTTCATTTTCAGTTGCTTCTCTATGTCTAATTACCCATTTAGGATTTAAATATAATCCATTATCTTCATTCCACATTTTTATATACATCCCATTTTCATCAAAATAAGTTTCCATATTATTTTCTCCTTTATTCATTAATATCTATTCCAGTTATTTCAAAAAATACATCTTTATCAAAATTAGGAATAGTTTGGATAATATTTTTTTCTTCAATTGTTAATTTATTCCACAATATTTTCCAAGAGTCTTTATATTTATTTGTTTTTAAATACCCACCTATTTTTTTATATTCGTGATGATTTTCTTTTTCTTCTTCAGTCATCAAATCATAACTTATAAAAGAACATAAATCAAATTTTAAAAATATATTATATGCCGGGTGATTATACCAATCTTTTAATGTTATATCAGACAATTTATTAAAACAATATACATTACAATCTATAGAATTAAATAATCCTGAGTTTCTATTTCCTAAGTTTCCATCTCCTGAGTTTCCATCTCCTGAGTTTCCATCTCCTGAGTTTCTATTTCCTAAGTTTCCATCTCCTGAGTTTCTATTTCCTGAGTTTCCATCTCCTGA